GATGTACGCGTTCGCGATCATCGATCCGAAGGCGTTCGCCGTACTCAAGGCCACGGAATGAGGTGAACGATGAGTTTCCCCATCCAGACCCTTGTGATCAATCCGTCAGGTAAGAAGAAGCATACGATCGGACCGTTGGACGCGCAGGTGAGCCTTGTCAACAAGGATGGCACGGACTTCTCCGCCGGATCCAGCGCCTACGAGCTGCCGGCGGCCGGCGAGGACACCCTCGGCGGCATTAAGCAGTACGCGCCCGAACAAGCGATCGGCAACGTCGACAGCAACATCGCCGAGGCCGCGGCGGACACTCCGACCAAGGACGAATTCGACAAACTCGTCACCGCGTTCAACACGTTGGCGAAACAGTTCGACGACATCATCGCCGGCCTCGTATCCGCCGGGGCGGTCAAACTGCCGGACAAGAAGTGACCATGACGGACGAACCCGACATGTTCGCCACCTCCGACGACCTCGAACGGAGATGGCACAAGCTCACCGACGAGGAACGCGAGAAAGCCGACACGCATCTCGCGGACGTGACCGACTACATCAAGGAACGCTCGCCCATCTGGCAGCGGCTCCTCGAAGAACGGCCACGCCTGCTGACGAAGATCACCTGCGACATCGTCCGCAGAATCATGCAGGCCGACCCGTACGACATTCCCGGCGGCATCACGCAGATGAACCAGACCACCGGCAGCTTCAGCGAACAATACAGTTTCGGAGCGCCCACCGGCGATCTCTGGCTGCGCGACGACGAGAAACGCATCCTTGGCATCAACGCTCAGCGCGCGTTCAGCGTCGACATGGCAACGGGGGAGACGTCCTAGTGGAAACCATCGAAGTGTGGCGCGGCCAGTCCACCACCGACACGGACGGCAACCCCATCCAGGGCAAACCCGTCCGCGTCGGCACGTTCCAGGCGATGGTCGCGCCAACCTCTACCACCGACCAGACCGAGGAGAACGCCAGCCCGCAGACCATCGAATACACGATCCACATCCGCGGTAGCCAACCGACCGGCATCCAAGCCACCGACCTGATCAAAGTCAGAGGCATCCTCCTGCCCGTCAAAGGAAAACCGCAAGTGTGGAACAACCTCCACGGACGCCACATCGGCGACGTCATCACCGTGGGCGAACGGGAAGGATAAGCATGGCCAAACGATGCAGATTCGTATTCAACCGCAAGGCGTTCAGCCAACAGGTCCTCAAAAACGAGACATTGCGCTCGCGCATGAGGGACGCGGCCGAAGCCGCCGTAGAGGATGACCGTTGCATGGTCCGCGACCATGACGGCAAGAACCGCAGCGGCGTGGCGATCATCTGCCCGGCACCGGTGGAGAAGGAGCACGGCACGCTAGAGGACACGCTCGGAAGGATGCGCGTATGAGCATCCCGGTCACTCCACGGCGCACGGAACCCCTGCTCCTGCCCAAACTGAGGACACTGTTCCCGGACGTGACGTTCGACACCATCGAACGAAGCGACCTCGAACCTCCCTTCACCGAAGCCACGCTGGCCGACTCCATGCAAGGCATGAGCACCCCAATCTCGCAGTACGTGCGGCTGCGGCTGAGCGTGCGCTGCATGAGAGAGGACCATACGGGCGACTGGGACAAGGCCGCACGCCTGTGGGCCGACATCGCGAGGGAGATCATCGGGCTCGGAAACGTCGCGCCGCTCATCGACGCGTCACTCGAATCCGGGCCGGAACGCATGACTGACGAGGACAAGAGGCTGGTGTGCGCGTACGGAGTGCTCCTGCTCGAGGTCACCGTCAACTGAAACACAACCAAAGACAACGTGCCGCCACACGCGAAGAACGGAAAGGTGCAGACGAATGTCTGACAACAACGAAAAAACCACCGTCGCCGCGCAGGGCGCGACCGACTACGGGTACGTGTCCAGCGGCAACACCGCAGGCAACGTGCGCCTGATCAAGAACTACGCGCTGTTCCTGTTCCCCAAGGGCGACAGCACGTTCGTGGCTCCGACCGGAGTGGCCTGGACCCCGCCGGCAAGCAAGAAGCCGATCGGCTACTCCACGGAGGACGGCGCCGTACTGCATCCGGAACCGGGCGACAGCACCGACTACAAGGCCCACAACGGCGACATCGTGCTGTCCGACACGGATCCGGGCTACTGGACCCTGCAGCTCGCCGCCATGGAGGGCCGCAAGGATGTGGTGTCGGCCTACTTCGACGTGGACGTCGATTCGGACGGCGGCATCAGCATCAAGGGCGCCGGATTGAAGAAGGAGTGGATCCTCGTGCTGGTCGCGCTCGACCAGCAGGACCGTCCGTTCCTCCTGTACGGCACCAACGCGAAGGTGAGCGACCGTGACGACGTGAGCCTGAAATCCAGCGAGATCATGAACTTCAGCATGACGTTCAAGATGCTCAAGGGCACCAACGGCGAACAGTTCCACGCATGGGGCCTCGTCACTGAAGACGCCAAGTGACCCATTGATTCTTCCCGTGCGGCCGATGGCGGTCGGCCGCACGGGACACCCATTCAACCGCCAACCATTAGAACGGAGCCAACATGAGCGACAAAGAATACCATGTCGTGGACGTAGACCTGACCGAAGCGGAAGAGCTCAAACCCGACGTGCACCTCGAGGTCGCCGGCGTCAAACTCGACCTGCCGAACCTCAACAACGCGGAACTGCCCATCGAACTCGTCCAGGCCATCCTCCTGGTCAAAAGCAAGCCCGCATTGTCCGACGAGGAAACCACGGCCTGCGTGAGCACGTTCCTCGCCTACTTCCAGACGATGCAGCCGAACTTCTGGAACGTGCTGCGCAAGACCAAACGTCCGATGGCCTACCTCACCGCGACCATCAAGGCGTGGGCCGAGGAATCCGGACTGGACCCAAAAGCGTTTACCTCGCCCACCTCTGGAACAACAATCGCGCGGCACTAGCCTACGACTGGATCCGAGCGTACGGGCAGATCTACAGGCCCGTACGCTTCCGGGAATGGGTTGAAGGCCAACGTCCACGAGTCGATTGGGGACTCGCCTGGGCGTTGACCCGCGAAATCCTCAAAGACCATACGAGCCACTCGTGGATGGCGTTGCAGAACGCCGTCTACGCGCCCGACGGAGCCGAACAGGCGGTCTGGACGCTGTCCGGACAACGCAAACGCCCATGGTTCGACCACGAGCACGACCCGCTCCGCCCGCCAACCCCGACGCACAACCTCACCCGCCGTCAACGCGAGGACAGGGAACGGCTCAAAGCCTACTTCCACATCAACGACGACCTCTGACTCCGACCGCCATCGGAATCCCAACCTACGAATAAGGAAACACGATGGCAGCACAGGACATAGGCGTCGCATACGTCCACGTCGAACCATCCGGCAAAGGATTCGGCAAAAGCATCGAAGGCGACATCGGCGACGCCGTCAACAAAGCCTCCAAGAAAAGCTCCAACACCCTCATCTCGAAGATCGGCGGAGCATTCGGCAAAATCGGCAAGGTCGGCACAGGCGCGATCGCCACCCTCGCCGGCGGCATCACCGCCCTCGCGGCCAAGGGCGGCTTCACCCGCGCCCTCAACATCGAGAACGCGCAAGCCAAACTCAAAGGCCTCGGCCACGACAGCGCCAGCGTCACCGAAATCATGAACGACGCGCTCGCCTCCGTCAAGGGCACCGCGTTCGGACTGGGCGACGCCGCGACCGTGGCGGCCAGCCTGTCGGCCTCCGGCGTCAAGGAGGGCGGCGAGCTCACCAAGGTCCTCAAGACCGTGGCCGACACCGCGCAGATCAGCGGCAGAAGCCTCACCGACATCGGCATGATCTTCGGATCGATCGCCGCTCGAGGAAAGCTCCAGGGCGACGACATGCTCCAGCTCATGTCGAGCGGCATCCCAGTCCTCCAAATGCTCGGCAAGCATCTGAACAAGACCAGCGCCGAAGTGTCCGACATGGTCTCGGACGGCAAAATCGACTTCCAAACCTTCGCCGACGCCATGCAGGAAGGCCTAGGCGGCGCCGCACTATCCGCAGGCACCACATTCACCGGCGCCCTGGCCAACGTGAAAGCCGCGTTGAGCCGACTCGGAGAAACAGCCGCCACACCAGTCCTCGACGGCTTACGCGGCCTGTTCAACCAAGCCATCCCACTCATCGACACATTCACCGCAGCCGTCACACCAACCCTGCAAAAAGTCGGAGCGGCACTCCAACAAGGTCTCGAGAACGCGATACCCGCCACACAGGCGAAACTCAAAAACCTTGGCGACACGATCTCCAACATCCCCGGCTTCCAGATGCTCGCCTCGGCGACGGCCAGCCTCAAAAGCCAACTCACTGGCCTCTGGAACGCAATCACATCACTCATAGGCGGACTCAACAATGGCGGCGAAGCCGCCACAATGTTCTCCACAACCGCCGGCGCGCTCGCGGGAGTGGTCGCTTCGGTCGCGCAGGCGTTGTCGAACGCGGCGGGATGGGCGAAGACGTTCGTCAACACGTTCATCGAGACGGGCGCGTTGCAGCCGTTCCTTGAAAGCCTGACCGGCGTCATCTCCGGATTGGGCTCGCTGGTTTCCGTATTGGCGGCCGCGGTCTCGCAGGCCTTCGGCTTCAACGACAGCGCGCGCACCGCCAGTTCCGCGGCGCAGAGCTTCGCCGGACTGTTGAACACTTTGACCGGCGTGCTCATGACGGTGGGAGGCTGGCTGCAGTCGGTCGGACAGTGGGCGCAGCAGAACGGCGCACTGGTATCCGGCGCATTGAAAGCCATCACCATTGCATTGCTCGCGGTCAAAGGCTGGGATATCGTCTCGGCCGGGCTGAAGACAGTTTCCGGTGGACTGAAGGCCATTTCCGCGACTGCCTCCGGTGTGGAGAAGACCGCTACGGCCACGTTCGATTTGATTGGCAAGATCTCCGACGCGGGAAGTGTGGCGGGCGGTCTGAAGCAACTCGCTGGCTCGTTCAACATCGTCAAGACCGCTCAATCGGCGTGGAGCGCGGTGACCAAGGCCGCTACTGCCGTGCAATTGGCATTCAGCGCTGCCTTGGACGCGAATCCGATCGGCATGCTCGTCGTAGCCATCGGCGCGGTCGTCGCCGCACTGACATGGTTCTTCACCCAAACCGAAACGGGCAAACGACTCTGGAACAGCTTCGCCACATGGTTCACGGGAATCTGGAACCAGATCAGCACCGCATGCCAACCAATCCTGCAAACCATCGCCACATTCATCACCCAGACCATGAGCCAAATCCAACAAATCTGGCAAACCGGATGGACACTCATCACCACCGTCCTCCAAAACGTCTGGAACACGATCGGCCCCATCATCATGACCGCACTCACCGCGATCATCACCGGCATCCAAACATTCATCACCACCATCACACCACTCCTGCAAGCCGGAATACAGAACATCCAAACCATCTTCCAAACCGCCGCCACAATCATCAGCACGGTCTGGAACGGACTATGGAACACCATATCCACCGTCGTACAAGGCACATGGACCATCATCACCACAATCATCAGCACCACACTCGCCGTCATCCAAGGCATCATCCAACTGGCGCTCGCGGTCGTCAACGGGAACTGGAGCGCCGCGTGGTCGGCCATCCAGGGCATCGCGTCGGCAGTGTGGGGCGGCATCCAAGGCGTCGTTTCCGCGGGAGTCGGCATGGTCAGTGGCGTGGTATCCGCCGCATGCTCGACCATCCGAAGCGTGTGGGCCGCGTTGTGGAATGGCGTCGGAAGCATTGTGTCGAGCGTCTGGGGCGGCATCGTCGGCACCGTAAGCAACATGGTTGGCCGTGTCGGGAGTGTCGTGAGCGGGATTGGCGGAACCGTCCGGAGCGCGGTGTCCGGCGCGGGAAGCTGGCTCGTCAGCGCGGGACGCAACATCATCCAGGGATTGATCAACGGCATCACAGGAATGGTCGGCTCGTTGTATTCCAGCATCACCAACGCGTTGTCGGGCTTGGTGGACAAGGCCAAGAACGCTTTGGGCATCCACTCGCCGTCGCGTGTGTTCCGTGACGAGGTCGGCGTGATGGTCGGACGTGGCATGGCATTGGGCATCGACGATTCCGCGCATGTGGTCAGCCGTTCCATGGATTCGCTCGTCTCCTCGATGAGCCTCGACGGCGCGGACTGGTCGAAGACCGGCAAGCTGAACGTCACGGCCGGCACCGGCGCCAATGCCGGCGACGGCGATCTGCGGGAACTCATCGCGGCGGTCGAATCGCTGCACGACGACCTCGGATCGATCATCGCCCGATACACGCCGACGATAGGGGACCGCGACTTCGCAAGGAAGGTGAGAAGTGCAATCGCTTGAATACGTGTGCGCGGCCACAGGTGAGCGCATCGGCTTCGAGGGGCCGCTGTACGGCGAGACGCTCACGGGACTGCGAGCCCGCGTCTGGGACTACAGCCTCGCCTCACGTGGCATGACAGGCATCACCCGCAAGGCACGCGAGGCGACAGTCACCGTGAAGATCCACGATTCTCCGGCCACGCTCGACCTACTGCGCCGCCTCGCGGACGCCGACATGGCATCCGGGAACCCGGGCACGCTCGTGGCCGACGGCGAATGGGAAGCCAAAGCGTGGATCACGAAAAGCGAACCGCAATCCATCACGCCCACGATGGTCGAGACGCAGTTGACCATCGTGCTGGCCGATGGCGTGTGGCGCCGTCCGACCATGACGCATTTCACGCCGCGATACGATTCCGGAACCGCCGACCTTGACTATCCATATGATTATCCGCATGATTTCGCCGGCATGGCATTGGGTGCCGAGATCGTCAACGACACGTCCATCCCGCAGCCGGTCAAGCTCACGATATTCGGACCATGCGCGCAACCGTACGTCATCATCGGAAACAACCGGTACGAGGTCGACGTGACCGTGCCATCCGGCTCGCGTCTGGAAATCGACGGCACCGGCGATGTCAGGACCGTCACCATGGTCAGCGGCACAGGTCTCGTCACAAACTGCTTCGCGCAGGCCGTGCGAGGGTCGGGCAAGGATTCCGGCCGGTACGTGTTCCAACCGCTCGCGCCCGGAACACAGCCGATCAGCTGGCCGGGAGGATTCCAATTCGACTTGACGGTCTGCGAGGAAAGGAGCGAACCGCCATGGACCTGATCGTCACCGACGCCACAGGCAAACCCGTGGCGAGCCACGCCTCATACACGCTCGACCTCGCGTTCGGTAGCGGGGAGAACGACTTCGACCTGCAGGTCGAAGACGCCGCGCTCAAGGCGGGGAGCCGCATCATGATCGACGGCACCGAGTACGGCGGCATCATCGACGACACGGATGTCGACGTGGACGGAGGCCTGTCCACCGTCACATGGCATGGCCGCGACTGGCATGGAGTGCTCGCCTCGAAGATCATCGAACCGGACAGGAACAACGATTACCTCACCCTGTCCGGCACGATTCCCGTCATCATGCGCACACTCGTCAGCCGTGCGGGATTGCAAGGCCTGTTCACCGTCACCGAAGAAAGCGCCGACCACAAGACCACCTGCCAGTTCGACCGGTACGTGGACCTGTACAGCGGTCTGGTCAAGATGCTCAGGGCAAGCGGACTCAAACTCCGGTTGCGTAATGACGGCGACAAGGTATCCATGAGCGCCATGCCCGTCCGCACGATCGGCGACAGCATCGACTCGGACCTCATCGACTTCACCGCCAAACAGGCGGCGCACCCGATCAACCATCTCATCTGCCTGGGCAAGGGCGAACTCAAGGACCGTACCGTCATCCACTGGTACGCCGACGCGAACGGCACGTTCAGCCACACGCAGACCCTCAAAGGCCTTGACGAACGCACCGCCACATACGAGTTGTCCAACGCCGAAGCCGACGAGCTCGAGGACAAGGGCAGGCAGAAATTCCAGGAACTTCGGAACACCAGCACCATCGACGTGGACATTCCCGACGGCATCGACGCGGACGTTGGCGACCTGGTCACGGGTCGTGACAACAACACGGGCCTCGTCGTCACTGCCGAGATCTCCAAGAAGATCGTCAAGGTTTCGGGAGGCGTGCTCACCGTCACCTACGAATCCGGAGGTGCCAGCGCCGGCGGCAACAGCGGAGAATCCTCCATCGGGGATGGTGGCCACGCCTACTACGCTGGAGCCGGCCTCAAACTCGACGCCTGGACGTTCAGCGCCGACGTGACCAGAAACGACATCGACTCGCTCAACAACGCATTGTCGGGTAAACAGCCGAAAGGCGACTACATCACCGGCCTGAAAATCGGTTCGGTGGACACGCTCGCCCCCGGTGCACAGGCAAGCGCGTCGCTCACGGGCGCCGGCAGCGACAAAACCTTGAATTTGGGGCTTCCGAAAGGCGACCAGGGTCCGCAAGGGGAGAAGGGCGACAAGGGCGACACAGGACCACAGGGGGCCGCCGGAGCGACCGGACCCACCGGTCCTCGGGGAGAGAAAGGAGCGACCGGGGAGCGAGGGCCGCAAGGCGTCGCCGGTCACGAAGGCCCGCAGGGACTGCAGGGGATACGCGGCGAGAAAGGCGATAAGGGTGATGCCGGCGCGATCGGCGCGGCGGGACCGCAAGGCCCGACGGGTTCCACAGGTCCGCAGGGTCCCACGGGTCCACAGGGAGCGACCGGCCCCCAGGGCAGACAAGGCATCCAAGGTTCCCAAGGCATCCAGGGCCCGCAAGGGGAGAAGGGTGACAAGGGCGACAGCGGCGTATCCGCCCCCTCGAACGGCTTCTTCACGCTCAGCATGGAAGGCGACGGCGACCTGTACGTGAACTATCCGGACAACACGAACCCACCCTCGTTCGTCTGGGACTCCGAGAGCGGGAACCTGTACGTGGACATCCCGGAAAGGTGACACATGGCGCGACTATTGATCGGCAACATCAAAGGCCCCAAAGGTGACAAGGGCGATACCGGGGCCACCGGCCCGCAAGGCAAGCAAGGAGCGCAGGGCGTTCAGGGAGCTAAAGGCGACGTCGGCCTTCCGGCGCTCGTGATGAAGAAATCCCTCGTCGGCGAATATCCGGTGGGATCCACTTTCACGGGGAACGTGAGCGAATGGTTGAACCGAACACCACTCGCCAACGAATATTCGACCGCATTGTCAGGTGGCGGAAAATACAGCATCGTCTGGCAGTGCGTTTCACAGTCCGGCAGTCTATTCACGGGAAAGACGATTTCCCGTCAATCCATCATCGGTGCGCAAGGCCCCAAAGGAGCCACTGGAGCCGCCGGGCCTACTGGTCCGCAAGGCCCTGAAGGTCTGAAGGGTGACAAGGGAGACAAAGGGGATATCGGGCCGGCCGGGCCAGCAGGTCCCACCGGGCCTACTGGTCCTACCGGTCCCATTGGCCCCACCGGTTCTACTGGCCCGACCGGGGCCACCGGCCCGCAAGGCAAGCAAGGAGCGCAGGGCGTTCAGGGACTGCAGGGTCCACAGGGGCCGTCCGGTCCGCAGGGCGCCAGCGGCGTGACGGCACCCGCATCCGGATTCTTCACGCTCCAGGTCGATCCGAACGGGGACCTGTACGCCGTATACGCGGATACGACCACCGCGTCAGAAGCTCCCGTCTCCTACGATCCGACGACGGGAGACCTGTACTACACGATCAACGACGGAAAATAAGGAGCACGCATGACGAAGATTCTGCTCGGCAATGTCAAAGGCCCCAAGGGCGACACCGGACCGCAAGGCAAGCAGGGAGTGCAAGGACCGCAAGGCCCGACCGGGGCCACCGGAGCGACCGGCGCCACCGGGGCGAAGGGTCCAACGGGAGCCACTGGGCCACGAGGACTGAGCCTACGGAAATTCAATGGCGACATCAACGGTTCGGGTGCGAGCGGAGAAGTGAGAAAAATTGCCCTATCTGATATTCAGCCAAATGGAAACCTGCAGGTCGGAGACACCATTTTTGACCAATATCAACGCACAGATGGTCTTGAACTTGGGTTCTGGCAGGTCACCGCCATCAACGGTAGCGATGTGACTGTCAAAGGCGTCGGTAGCTACGTCGTGCCCAAAGGGCCGAAGGGTGACAAGGGAGACAACGGCATGAGCGTGAGCCAGGCATTCATCGCCGCCCACCCCGTGGGCTCCCTTTACTGGACCACTTCCACGGCCAATCCGGGAACAACCTACGGAGGCACTTGGAAGGAATGCGGCACGACGCTTCCGGGACACATCTACCAGCGCACAGCCTGAAAGAGAAAGGAACATCAATGGCACGAACCACGAACATCACCAGATACACCTGCGACC